ATGAGAATCAACGGAAGCAGATAGCTGCAATGGCACAGCAGATGGCACAGCAACAACAACAGCAACAGATGGGAGCGCCTGTTGAACAACAAGGTTAATATCGGAAGGGATGGCTATCAGCGCCCTGCTGAAAAGGACTTAGAAATCAGTAAGAATATTGCTGAGATATTCTCAACACCTACAGGGAAACAGGTGTTGAGTTACTTGCGGTCCGTAACCATTGAAATGGTTCACGGTCCTAACGTGACAACGGAGGAGTTGAGACACGTTGAAGGCCAACGCTACATTGTTGGTCTTATTGAGCAGCGTATCTCACATGCACATAGGAGCAAAAACAAATGAGTGAAGAAGTCGAAGTAGCAGAAAGTGACGCAACGTCACGGGACTTTGTTGTAGAAAGTGACGTAACGTCACAAGAGCGGCCAGAGTGGTTGCCTGAGAAGTACAACAGCGGTGAAGACTTGGCTAAAGCCTACTCTGAACTGTCATCTAAGCTGGGCGCTAAAGAGGATGACATTCGCAAAAATCTCCTTGAGGAGTTGCAGACTGAAGCGTTTACCAACCGTCCAGAAAGCGCAGGCGATTACGAGCTTCCAGACATTATTGATGCAGAATCATCTGTAGACAATGAGCTTTTAAAGTGGTGGTCGGAACATGCTTTTGAAAACGGCTTTTCTCAAGATGAGTTTAAGCAAGGGATTGAGATGTATGCTCAGTCTATTGGGACTAATGACGGGCCTGACCTTGAGGCTGAAGCAGCAAAGCTAGGCGAGAACGCAGACACTCGCATTGAAGCTGCATCTATGTTCGCTAGTAAGTTCTTTCCAGAAAATGCAATGCCTGCAATTGAGCGCATGTGTGAAAGCCATGAAGGTATTATAGCACTAGAGGCTATACAAGAGGCCCTAAAAGGTGGATCATTTGCTGGGAATACTCAGCCTACAGCTGGACTGAGTGAGGCAAAACTCAGGGAGATGATGAGTGATCCAAGATATTACAGTCCAAAAGACCGAGACCCAAACTTTGTACGGGAAGTCGAAGCTGGCTTTAAACAGGTCTACCGAGGTTAAGATACTAAAGCGGGGTGATTACTATCTCACCCCGTTTACTCTTGGCCATGTTGATGAGGTGGCCGAGAACCTAAGCTCAGAAAATAAAAGAGAGCTTATTTTGCTGGGTCATACGGACATCAAGCAAGCCCTCCATGAGATGTACGAGACCGCGGATTCTTATCTTTGTAGACGCAACGATGATACGTTTCTTATGGTTGGAGGTCTTTGGTACAACGATGACCGCGAGTCCCCACAAATGTTTTCAATGTTTTCAGACGGTTTGAAGCAAAACTTTCATGCTATGGCGCGTGGCTCAAAGCTACTGGTCAACTTCTTTGACAAGAGCGAAACATATATGAGCATGACAATCTTAGCAGATTACGAGGGAATGTTGAATTGGGCAGCGTGGCTAGGCTTTGAGGCAGTAGGGATACACCAAGTAGATGCTAACAAGTATGTCGATTTTGTGCGTTGCAATCCAGACAAAAAGATTGTTTACAATAAGACACTACGGCCCGTAACGCACTGAAAGGCCCGAAAGGACACCCTTGCTGACGTGAAAGCGCGGACACCCGTTGAACTGTAACTTCACAAAGGACTGATAAAATGGCTAATACTATCGACCAAGCCTTCATCAAGCAGTTCGAAACAGAAGTACATTTGGCGTATCAGCGTATGGGCAGCAAGCTCCGCAATACTGTACGTTCCTCAAATGTGTCTGCTTCGGTTGCTCGTTTTCAAAAAATCGGCAAAGGCGCTGCTAATACCAAAGCTCGTAACGGTGACGTTACTGCAATGGAATTGGCACACACCAATGTTGAAGTAACCATGGCGGATTTCTATGCGCCTGAGTACATCGACAAGCTGGACGAATTGAAGATCAACATCAATGAGCGTCAAGCTGTAGCGCAATCTGCTGCTGCTGCTCTGGGTCGCAAGACTGATGAGATCCTTATCACAGCTATGGACGCTGGTGCTAACTCAACTCAGATTGCTGACACTGGTGGCGCATTGGATAAAGCTGACTTGCTTACATTGTTCTCTACATTCGGCGCAGCCGACATTCCGGAAGATGGCCAACGCTATCTTGCTATGTCCCCGGCTGGTTTTGCTGACTTGTTCTCGATCAATGAGTTCGCATCTTCCGACTATGTTGGACCACAGAACCTGCCATTCGCAGGTGGCATGACAATGAAAGAGTTCTTGGGCTTCAAGATCTTCTCAACGTCTGCTGTAGCTGGTGGTAAGAACTTTGCGTACCACACCTCTTCAATTGGCCTCGGCATCAACGCCGATGTGACTACTGAGGTAAACTATGTACCGCAAAAAGTATCACACCTTGCAACATCTATGATGTCCATGGGTGCTGTCGTTATTGATGACGATGGTATCTATGAAGTCCTAGATAACAACTAAGTAGGGAGGGGGGCTTAGGCCCCCCGACTTCATATGCCAGATGTAGCAAACACACCCATCAAGATCTGCTCTCGCGCATCATTGCTTATTGGCGGTGATGTGATTCAGTCTTTTGATGATGGCACTGCGGAAGCAACAATTTGTGACGCAATGTACGAAGACATGGCTCGTTCAGCTTTGACCAGTTCGCGCTGGCGCTTTTCCACTGACCAAGCTGTCTTAAATAGATTAACAGATGCGCCCTCTGGACGTTGGGATGCAGCTTATCAGCTTCCATCTGAGTCAATTATGCTTGTTGCGGTCACAGTAAATGACTTCCCAATTAAATATGACACTTATGGCTCTAAGGTATTCTGCGATTCATCTGACACAGAGACGTTAGTTGCAGATTATATCTTCCGTGCAGATGAATCTAATTGGCCCCCTTATTTTGTTACGGCTGTAGAGTACATGATGGCTGGCGTTCTGGCTGTATCTGCTGCGCGAGACTCTCAGCTTGCTAGCTTGATGGAGCAAAAAGCTAACTACCAGATGACACAGGCCAGACGCCTGCACTCTCAAACGCAGACAACGCGCAAGCTCAACACATCGAGGTTTATTGCTGAAAGGCGAAGTTAATGCAGAAAGTTAGAGTTCCAATAAGTAGCTTTCAGTTTGGCGAAGTCAGCGATTCACTTATTAGCCGCAACGATACACCAATTCTCAACTCCTCTGCACAGCGGGTTGAGAATTTTTTAGTATTACCAGAAGGCGGTTTGAGAAAGCGTCATGGCTTAAAGCACATACATGACTACGCTCTGACCTATGATGCCAATGCACCATACAAGTCTATTCTAGCTTCATTCATCTTTGATGATAACGAAGAGTATATCATCTCTATTGAACATCAAAAGCTCCGCGCATTTCGCTTGCTGTCAGATGGTTCAGTCAGTTTGGTGTCTACAGTTACATCTGACGTAAACTCAGCAACTCTGCCTTTTGATAAAGACTACTCCAATCAATACACATTTGCTCAGTATGGTGACGTTATGTGGGTATGCCACCCACTCTTCGCGCCTCGTTTAGTAACCAGAACTAGCTTAACCACCTTTGAAGTTAGCACTTTTGCTTTTGACAGCCGAGCTGACAACAAGAAAATATATCAACCGTATTACAACTTTCAGGCACAAGGGGTTACGCTAGATCCTTCAGCAACAACTGGAACAGGCATTACTCTTACAACGAGTTCTGATTATTGGGTAGCTGGTCATGTTGGAACTACTGTTCGCTATCACGAATCTGAGATAACTATTACGTCTATAACTTCTGCAACCGTAGCTGTCGGAGATGTAGTCGATACGTTGAAGATACGACTTTCTGTCCTTAATCCACTTAGAACTATTGAAGGCTCTAGTACAGTAGAGGTTACGCATCTTGGTCATGGGTTTGCTGGTGGAGAAACAATCATTGTTGAAGAGGCGGCTGCTGTCGGTGGCATTAATACAGGCAACCTTAACGGCACCAGAACTGTTGGAAGTATAATTGATGAAAACACATATACTTTTACCGCTGGGGGCAATGCAAACACATCTGAGGATGGCGGTGGTTATGTAAAGCTAGGTACACACGCTCCTACGCTTGATTGGTATGAGCAGGCTTTCTCTGCTGTACGAGGATACCCGGCCGCAGTTTGCTTTCATGAGAATAGACTTGTGTTCGGCGGAACGCTTGCCCAGCCTGATACAATATGGATGAGTCAGATTAGTAAGTTTTTTAACTTTGACGTAGGTGACGCAGAAGATACTGACTCCTTTGATCTGACCGCTGCAACTGGTCAGGTTAATGAAATTAGATACATGATCTCTAACAGGGATCTTCAAGTGTTTACTGCTTCTGGTGAGCTTTATATTCCTACTTACTTGAATCAAGCCATTACGCCGACTAATGCACAGATCAGGAAGCAGACACCATACGGTACTGAGTTTGTCCCTCCAGCCTCTATAGACGGCGCTACAGTCTTTGTTCAGCATGACGGCCACACTGTTAGGGAATATCTCTACACCGAATCTGAAGACGCTTACACGGCCTCTGCGGTATCAACGCTATCTGGACACCTAATACAGCATCCTATCTTTATG